GCTATACCAACACCACCCTGGGTACGATTCTGCGCACCATCGCCACCCGGCAAGGCCTCACGCCGGTCATTGCCAAGGAGCTGGACACGCTTCAGGTGCTGCAGCTGGACCAGACCGGCGAATCCGACGCCAACCTGCTCACCCGCCTGGGCGAGGATCATGATGCGGTGGCCACCATCAAGGCCGGCCGGCTGATCTTCATCCAGCAGGGAAAGGGCAAGACAGCCAGCGGCGCGGATCTAGGCCATATTACCCTCACCCGCGAGGACGGCGACCAGCACAGCTACCTGCAGGCGGATCGGGAAAGCTACGAAGGCGTCCGCGCGTATTACTACGATGTAAACAGTGCAAAGAAGCAGCACGCCATTGCCGGTGGTGGAGACAACCTCAAGGACCTGCGGCACACCTACAGCGACCAGGCCAGTGCCCTGCGTGCCGCACGCGCTGAATGGAATCGCCTGCAACGCGGGACCGCCACCCTCACCTACCAGCTGGCCCTGGGCCGTCCTGACCTGATACCCGAACTCAGTTACACGCTTATGGGCGTTAAGGCCGAAATCGACGCGATCATCTGGCACGGCGGCAACGTTCAACACAGCCTCACGGCAGACGGTGGCTACACCACGCGGCTGGATCTAGAAGCCAAGCTACCTGAAGACCTGGTTTCGGATCTATTCGAGGAAGTCCAGGGCGACTACACCGGCGTGATTGCGTACTACCGCGACAAGGCGACCGGTAAAGAGGTGGCAGTGACGGCTGGAGACCAGACTAAGCCTAAGCGGTTGCATTACCTGTATGCCAACAAGCACACGGCAAAGCGCGCCGTAGAGCGGGAGTGGAAAAAGCTGCAGGAAGCAAAAGCGGCGGAATAGGCACACAAAAAGTGCTTATACAGTATTGTGAACTGTATCTATATACACTACCATTCATCGAATACTGGTTAGTTATACAGTGTTTTTGTGTGACAGGATCTACAAATGGAGTTGTTTTACTGATGTACAAGCATAACGGATTTATTGCAGATCCTGTAGACACAAAGATTCAGCTATCGAGCTGGATCGTTTTTCTTGCTTTATTTCTTACAGAGCTGCATGCCTCTGTCTATCAAATTGCTTGCCGGAATCTTCCACTGCGTCCCGTTTGGATCCGACGTAGGATCGGTACGCCAGATCGATTCAAAATCTTCCCAGCCATACCTCTTAGCATGCGTTCGCGCAGAGCCATTGAGCGCATAAGTTACGCCATTAGCTGTTACGGTAATCAAAGTAGGTGGCTCACACGCCAATTCGACTTGGTCAACTGTGAGCGGCCATTTCTCACCGTATTCAGCTTTACTGACTGTCACGGTATCAGTGCTGGCCTGTGCTACAGGAAGGGCAGCTGCAATGAGAATAAGAGCAGCCAGAGGCTTAGGAGAAATGAAAGCCATTTCATTGGGTTCCTTTTGTTTTTCCGACGACATTCAGCCGTATTGGCCGAATCTGGAATAGCACAATCAGTAATTTTCGTTACTGGAAGTCCCATCTACCTTAGCCACAGTAAGAGCAATGTGGCGGAAAGAGTCTCTGCTAAGAGCTGTCATGCCTCGGTACGAATTGAGCAATTCAACTTCTTCAGAAGAAAGGCTCGTTTCACTTGTAGAGAGACGCTGTCCAGTAAGGACATAAAGCACATCTACTCCAACGTTGGCCAAAGCAGACAGGTAGGCACTATCGGGGTTTCTATCACCCTTCTCATATTTTCCCTGTGTATTGCGATTGACTCCGCCAGCTTGGCCCATTTCGTCCTGGCTAAGTTTCAATCGCTCCCGCTCTTTACGCAGGCGGTCGCCTAATGAGTACGTTTGCACGCATATTCCTTTGACATGAACACGTTTGCATGCATAATTAGTGTTTAATGAACACAAACGAACACAGAATATCACTATGTCTGCGCCGTTAACTACAGAGCAAGCCAGAGCCAACCTTGATAGGCAGGGTATTAGCATCGCTGAGTTTTCCCGCCGTCACGAATTGAACAAGAACCTTGTTAGCGATCTGTTGGCAGGTAGGAAGAAAGGTAAGCGTGGAATGGCCCATAGAGCAGCTGTCTTGCTTGGCCTAAAAGACGGCGTAATTGAACAGTAACGGCTAAAGACAAGGGATAAAACGAGAACATGAAAAAAGCCGTTCTAGAGACTCGCCGTCAGGTGGCCAGCGCAGTGATCTGTGACTACCCAGGCGGGCGCGAATGTGCAGCCGCTCGCCTGGGCATGCCGCTCAAGAAGTTCGATAACCACCTGTATGAGAACGCGGGCAGCCGCCCTCTGACTGACGACCAGATCGTCCAGCTGGAGAAGGATGCAGGCACCACGCATTTGCCAGACTACATCGCGGCCCAATACGGCGGTGTGTTCGTGAAACTCGACGAGGCAGGCAACCTGGACAACATCGATCTATACACCTTTGCCGTAAACACTACGGTCAAGCGTGGCTTGGTCGACCAGATCATCGCCAAGGCTTTAGAAGATGGCGTCGTGGACGAAAGCGAGATAGCCCAGATATTAGCTGCACATCGTCAACACATGAGCGCACGCTGCACCGAGGTGTATTCGGTTATTGCGTTGCATTCGAAACCACCAGGCTCAAGGCATTAATCGCCTCGCCAGTTAACCAGGCCCAGCAGTATCAAAGGTAACGAGAATGAAGTACGTACCTGAAGAATTTGGCCTCAATGCCACCGCTTCCGAGGATAGGGGAGCTGCAAAACCATGGGAGCAATGGCAATGAAATGCCCATGCTGCCGTGAAAAGCTTCGTAACCGCACCACGAAAGAGGAAGTGCCATGTTTCAAAAACATCTGGCTCGAGTGCACAAACTTCGAGTGTGGGGCTACGTTCGCTGGTCATCAAGTCATTGTTCATCAACTCCGGCCCTCTGGCCTAGCCAGCCCCTTCATGCAAGTGCCTATGGCACCGACCGTGACGGGCAAGCTCAAGCCCAAGATCCCGCAGGGTACAACCAAGCCAGCTTTGCTGGATAAACCCGGCCTGGAGCAGCGTCCATGAATATTCAGATCTCTGAACACTACCTGGACCGCATGCAGGCCGCTGCCCTCTCCTTCCTGATTCGTCACCAAGCCGAGCACCTGAGCAATACGGATCAGCTGATCGAGCGCGCCGTGACCCACCTCAACGAGCGGTTGCAGGTGCCAGAACACACGGCCAAGCGCCTGGTCGAGCGTGCCTATTCCGAACTCAAGCCCGAGCCTGAGCATCGCTACCTGGACGTAGACAGCAGCACCGGCCTGGTCGCCGTGCTTGTGGATCCGGAGTCTGGTCGGCGTTATCGAATACCCATAGCGGAAGTCTTCGCGGCCTGTATCGACGATCCGGAACTGCAGCCTAAACCCAGCTCAACTCACTAATACCAGCCCAAAACTCTCAATGGGTTTGGGGAAGCTTTGCCCGCTGTACAAGGAAACGTTATGCAAACCGCTCAAAACACCGCTGCAAAGGTCCTGCAGCGCAAAGGTAAAACGCGCCGTGCACCGGCTGATTCGCCGGCCTCTGCGTTTTATCTGCCAGTGGCCAAGCGGGGCAAACCGTTACCTGACCGGGACAAGACTAGGGTCGCCACGCTGTCCGATGATCAGCGGCGGACCTTTCTAGGCGAAGCCGCAAGACGGATCAAAATAGAAGCTTGCGAGCGTAAGGGAGCATGGCTGCGCTCGCTTGACTGTGTTCACCTATCAGGGCGTCGTGTCAGGCAGGAAGTGTGGAGCAAGATTGCGGCCATCGCCGAGCCGATGATGGCCCGCGTCGATATCGCCACAATGGTGCTTGGCTGGATGGATAACGAAGGCCAATTCCATCTCAACCTGCAGAACGGCATTGCGGTAGATGCAGAGATTCACCAGTGCTCCCTTTCACGCGCGCTAAAACTCCTGGAAAAAGCGCGCTACATCCGCCGCGAGCAGAAGCGACTATTCCATGATGGCAAGCGCTGGATCACGCGCACCATGATTATGCTGCGGCCGCGTTTGTTCATCGAGCTGGGCCTGGCCCACCAACTCAAGCAGGCTCGGGAGCGCAAGAAAGAAAAGCGCCGGCTAAAGCTCAAGGAGATTCAGCGTCGAGCGCAGCAGAAAACGCTACAGCAGGCCGAGGCCTCTATGGCCAAACAAGCCCGCCGCCGTAATTTCCAGGTACGTGAGCGAATCGCTACAGAACATCAGCAGCATGAGCAGCAGGTTGAATTCAACCGTAGAAGAGCCGAGCTGGCCGTTCAACTGAACCAACAAGACCCTGGCCTGATCGGCAGTGCTCTTGCCCAGGCGGTAGACGCCCTGCTTCGACGATAACCTTTCCTTCAAACGCACCGCT